CAAAAAAAGTTATGTGGGGGGTGATAATAATATAGAAAGAACGCAGGCGCGCAGGCGCACCCCCGCCCCCCCGGGTGCGTGCAGGCGTGCGTCTATTTATAACGTCAAATGGGGGTCGCATTTCTTGTTAGAAATTGCAAGGTATGCATGAATAGAGGGATTGCGTGGTTTGACATGTCAAGATTGCAAGATTGCGTGCGATTGCGTGGTGGAGCTCGATTGATTGCAAGCATAGTTCAAACAATCTAGTCTAAATATTTACTTAGTATAAATAAATATAACGCATACTTACATTTTCTTGCATGAGGAAGAAATGCTTTTTTTTGACGTAATGACGTAATGACGTCACATGCTATTCACACCACATAATTTCATGCTACCTGTTTGCAAGGATCACAAGGTGGTAAGTTTGCAAGATTGCATGAAAGTTTTTTTGCATGTTGCATTGCCCCGTGGACCGGGGGCATGCTGCATGCTGCATGTATAGTGGGATTCAATATAAACTACAAGCAACGCCAAAAAGTTACATTTAAACTTGCAAATACAATTAATGTGTTTTAGTGTCTTTTATATCAAGCATGTTGCTTGGTTTTATTAACTCAAAAATTACTACAAAATGAAAATTACTACAAAATTACTTGATGATAAGGTGCATACCTTAAATGTATTACTTGGACGTCCATTGACTCCTTACAAAGAAGATAAACAAGGTAATCTCCTTAAAGGTACTCATGGGCAAGTCATACCATGCGCAAATCATTTTATGATAGATAACTCATATGGTGGCGTACGTCTTGACGAAATGGCAAAAGGAGGTGGCGTTAATGTTATCCTTGAACGTTCTACTAAGCGCGAGCTATTCGATCAAATCAATGCAATGATCAAAGGATATCAAATAGGCATTGCGCAAACTACAAACAACTAAATTTACCTTACAATGCAATACGACATTTCAATCATACTACTCGCACCATACGCCATACTTGGCGCTTGGATCGCAATTCAAACAATTAAAGCAAAAAGGAGAAACTAGCATGAAATTAGACAACTTTAAATGGAAACGTCAAAAAAATGGCGTGCTGGATTTTATAGATATTTACAACGAAGAAAGTGTTTTTGGTAAAGGTTATGTTAGCATGTGCATGATGCATGAGAACAAGCATGTTTTAGCAACTAACTTGCGTGCTTGTTTTGGTTTCCTGACTTTGCATAAAAGTACAAAACTTGCGGAAAGAATACTTACCAAGGAGAAACTAGCATGAACCAAGACTTACTAAAAATAAATGGTGCAAAATTTGCCCGAAATGATGCAGCCTTTATTCAAACAATATTCGATAAAGACGGCACTGCTTGCGGAATGTTTAAGCTTAGGAAGAATGGAATTGAATTCATGAAGCCTAATGGTGAATTGTTCGCCTTCTTAGTTGCTAATAGATACGGCGAGCGTTTTTTCGTTTCCGCACACAAGGAAAGTGGAAGAAATCGTTACATGCACTCTACTACATTTGAGGCCGAAAAGCTCCTTAACCTTTCTGAACTCAAATACCGTGAAACAATAGATCTAGCCCGCAAAACATGGAAAGACGCTCAAAAATGAATCACAGAAAAGAAATTAAGGAATTAGAGAAAGAAATAGCAAAGGAGAAACTAGCATGAAACACGCAAAACAACTCTTTCCAATCGCCTTGGAAGAGCTACTTGAGATAGGCGAGAAAGCAAGGAAACAAAGAGAGCAAAGGGAACGTGCAAAGCATGAGGCAAGGCCTCGTGAAACGAGGGCATGTATGCATGTAGCATGTAAGCAAACCTTCACAGAAAGAGAAAAGATACAACTAACATTTAACCTAAAATAATTATGAGCAAACAGGAAGAAATTTATAGCGGACTAGATGATGATGGAGTTGAAATCATGCTACGCAAACTAGATGAAACAAGCTGGATAGTAGATGTCCGTCAAACCTTTGAAGAAACTGACGAATACATTAATGGGTACGAATACGAAAACTATTCAGATGCTTTGAACCAATACAACAAACTAAATGCGGATCTTGAAAGAGAAACGAGATACTCACGCATTACTTACACAACTTGAAAAGGAAACAGCATGAAAGAATCAATACTTTGGGGCATCAAAAAGGGAGATCCGGATTGGATGCAAGAAATTATTACAAACGACAAACGCAATTTTGAGAAAGCGAGAGCCTGGGCAAAGAGAAACGGGTTTGATCGTTTTAGAGTTGCTGAAATTAACATGAGTCAAGCGCCTGACTTTACGAAAACATTACAAACAAGGATATAATTATGAGAAACTATAAGGTTACAAGTAACGGTTTTCTATTCATATATGAAAACAATAAATTAACAGCACGCTACTTTTACAGCAAAGGATGCGAGAAAATTTGGGAAGAAAGCGGATACGAAGGGATATAATTATGAGCGAGAAACAAACACACACACCTGGGCCGTGGGTAGCTATGGGCAAGGCGGTATATACTGAAAGCGATAACCCCACTAGGGAAATCTTATGGGGTGGACACAACACAAGGAGTGCATCAGATGAAGAGAAAAAAGCAAACGCCCGCCTAATTGCAGCAGCGCCTGAGCTATTCGAGCAGTGCAAACTCTTTGAGAAATTGCTTAGTACATTAATCATGGAAGGCCATAGTGGCGCGGATCTCGAAAGAGATAACTTGCGTGCAATCCTGGAGAAGGTGGAAGGAGAAACAGTATGAGCAAACTAACACTAATAGGAGAAAACGAGAATGGCGTTCCCTTTGCATCTCGCATTGTAAACAAGGGCGAGAAGTATGGTAGAAACTTTTGCTTGGTACATGATGGAGATGATCCCTTGGTAGAATTTTGGGATCTCAGGCATGAGCATGATTTAATTGCACCCAATGAAGAAATCAAAGGGCAATTTGTATCAAGGTATTACATCAAGACATTAAAAGGAGAATGCGATTATACGCATGGAGAACCTGCAACTGAAAGAGGGGTCAACCTTGATGGTGGCGTAGATGATTGGTTTGTAGATGCAGTGCAAGTAAGAAAGGCAATCGCATGAGCAAACAAGATAACAACTCACTGCTCCCAAAGCTCGCAATGGGCTTGTCGCTCTTCATAGCGCTCAAGTTCGTGCCGAAAGTGCTTGCCTGGTGGACAAAGAAGCAAGGAGAAACTTAATCTTTACCCTATAGCTTAACGAGAAAGCGTTTTGGTTGTGTCACATGAGTATTCACCCTCATAATCAATCAAAACGCTTTTTAGCACCCTTCTTGGGCTTCTAATGGCATACTATGAGTTACCATGTAAGTCATTTGTAGTCTTAAAATGGTTTCTTGTCATGTAATCTTGTTTCTACACGTGTTGAGAAACGCCCGGTAGGTTTGGTAAAGGTAAGTTTGGTTGCACGCACTTCTCCATTTCTATTCTTAGCAACATTGCAAATGATATCATCAGTTGTGGGATCTACTTCTTTTTCACGATGCATGAGAAGCACGCAATCTGCATCTTGTTCTATGCTTCCTGACTCACGCAAGTCTGAGAGCATGGGATTGCGGTTAGCACTTTCTAATGCTCTGTTGAGTTGAGAAAGGGCAAGAACAGGAACTTCATACTCCATTGCAATTGCTTTCAAGGATCGAGAAATGTGGCTAACCTCTTGCACTCGTGAGTCATGTCCAGGTGAGGAGAGTAGCTGCAAGTAATCGATAACGATTAAACCAAGCTCTCCTTCCAATCTTTGCTTGGCAATGAATGCTTCAATACTTTGCATGGTGGCTTGGTTATCATCCTTGAATGTTATAGGCCAACCTTGCATTGCTTGCACTTGTGTCTCTAGCTTTTGCTTGTGTCCTGCATTGAGAAATCCCTTGCCTGTAGGTTTTCGCACACCACTAGCATTGGAAAGTAATCTACCAGCACATTCAGATGATGACATTTCTAAGCTTGCATAGCTTGCACGCAGGCCACGCTTTGCAGTCTCATAGGTCATCTGTATTGCTAATGCACTCTTTCCTACTCCTGGGCGTGCTGCAAGGACGTACAAGCTACCTTTCTTGAAACCACCTCCAAGAATAGCATCAAGCTTTTCCAATCCTGTTGGGATTGCTTGTGTACCACCTGCATCCACTTCAAGAAATTCTGCAAATGCTTCTTTACTTGCTGCACCACAACTTACCACGCCTTTACGTTGAGAAAGTGACTTTGCAATGGTGTTTACAAATGTCTGAGAAATCTCTTCTGCTGGTTTACTTGCTTTTAAATC